CTAAGCAGAAAAAGTGCTACGAAGTGCGTAGATTATTCTGGAAGAGTTAGGGTCCGTGGCCTAAACGGAAATCGTGTCGAAGTGTGAATTCAGGAAGAAATAAACACATAACACGACGCATGGTGGCAAGGCTTAAAGTATTGGATAGCCATAGTCGACATTGAAAATTATGTCGGAGGCTTCACAGCGAATTAGTGAACCAATGGCGGAAACGCGCAATAAATCTTTAAGCACAGTGAGTTGGAGGTGGGTTAGGCCGTACCTCTGCATGACACTGGAATCGCAGATGTCATAGGCACGGCTGTTTGAAGCCTCAAGTCTAAAATAAGACTCAGGTGTATATCCGGTCCCGCAGATATTATACTTTTCAGCCATAATGCGGAACAATGATGTTTGACCTGAATACTTAAAAGACTCGATCTTAGAAGCTTCAAACGAATTCGCTCTTTCAGTGTAAGATGTTCTCTTACCGCGGATTTTAGGTATGTCACGTTTAGACCAACCCAACACTCGCAGAAATACACCAGGATTGATATAGGGCACACCGGCGATATCAGGTGAATATTTAAGAAATTGTAGTTTGCAAAAATTTTCACTCGCATCAACGATAGTAACGCTATAACCAACTCTCCTTGCGCAATCACGGAGTGTAGCACTAGCTTGCTCAACTGTCAAAGACTGCCAATCAATGGTGGTCAATTTAACAGCGAGCATTAACTGAGCTAGGTTATTAATAATGGTAGTCAATGTGGAACCGGAAAATAGTAGACTCTCGTTCAAAGAGACAGTCGCAATTTTCTTCCCGTAACAATCACGAACAGACACGTCTGCGCTTAGTTGTTTAAGCGCAGCTGCAATCTGTTCGGAGAAAATACCGCAATTTGACGTCATAGTCTCTAAAGCATCGAAAACAACACCGTAATGTGAACTATCACACGATGCAAAATCGACGTTAAAACGCGCAATGCCATCACGGCAAGATGCGGCGAAACATGAGTCATCAGAGAAATATTCGAACACAAAACCACTATCTGGTGGTTTAATCAAACGTTGAAATGTCTTGGTTAGCGACTCCAAAGACATGTGGCCGTGGTAATTAACAATTGCGTTTTCGAATTCAAAACGCGAAATGAAATCTTTCAACACCTCACAAGCACGGCCGGCTATTAATGAGGCTTCAACACCGAGATCGACGATGTTCCTGGCCTTCTTGCCAGGTTTTGCGTATTCACCTGTCTTCAATTTAGTTTTAACCTTGGAAAGACTATGTGTACGCCATGCACAACTCTCGTCCAACTTCAGCTTGCCCTGTCTGCGCAGAGCGCGTTTAGGGTGAGGTAGGTCAGCGAATTCACTTTGAGTGTACAGAAAATTCTCACCAAGTGTGGTGAGATACTGCCGTAATTCGGCATTGAAACGAGATGAGATCCGTTTCCATCGGCGTGTGTTAACAAACCGGGATTGTAATTGACGCCAGGTGTCTTCAGAATGTGTGTCGCGGTCGAAGCAAAACAACCTGGGTAATGCGGTGGTAATGGAGTCATTAGAATTATTATATGTGATATGTGTGCCGGAAATGACGGCTCCGGTCATGCAGCGGTAAAACTGGTTCCTATGTGTTAACTCAGGTAGCACAAATGGGTTATTGTATGTTTTATGCACAATGTTGTGCTTCAAAAATTGATAAGCGGGATGCAAAGGATTCAAAATTATCGCGCTAATACGGCATGTCATGACGGATGCAAAGGCTTTCTCCAAAAGCTGTTTGTCGGGTGAAACGCACAACAGTTTGAGGATACCCACGTTCTGCACACCAAAAACGTGGGTGCCGACACCTCAAACTTGCGTAATGATCCTCTCTTCAGGAAAGACAGGAAGATGTGAATAAATCTTCTTGCGCTCTGAAAAAAGTTGATAACCAACCTGAATATATGCGGCTCGGTTGGATTCAGTGAGGCCTTCCCAAAATTCCTGTATATTGCTTTCTTTGCAACAGGATAAAGCTGCTGATAACATGTTTGGGATGGCGGAAATATGACTGGTGGAAAATTGTTGGTCTGAAATGAAGTCCACTAAGCGATTGTTTAATATAACAGAACGGGTGTATAAATGCCCGGTGTAATTAGGTGCGAAAACGCTTGTTCCATAACCTTCAGCATCATGATCCAAAAGTTGAAACTGATCATAAACATCAGGCGTGTCTCTAGTCATGGCATGGCCAGACTGTTCATCGCTGTGATGAAAATGATAGTAAACAACAATAGATAAAATAACCATTGGAATAATGACAATCAGGGTGAGTAGAAAGTCAAACACACCGGATGTGTAAATCGCTATGACGGTTAAAAAGAAACAAAGCGTGCAATTCAAACACGTGGATGTGGTTGGACGTACACGACTGTTGACGGGCTGAGTGCGGGTCAAAAACAGTTTGTAACTCGATGATGTAGATGTAGTGAGGTCGTATTTGTCCGGTTTGATGTCGATGACATATGAATCGGGATCAGTACGTGGTGTGGATG